GGACGTCTTAAAACAGGGCGGGCCGTACAAAGAAAGGACGGGAAAGTATACAAAAGACTGGGCCGTGAAAACCAGGAAAAACGCGACAAGCGGAATCACGGGGGAACAGTATTCCGTCCACAATAAGAAGCATTATCAATTAACGCACTTACTGGAAAAGGGGCATGTTTCCCGGAGCGGAAAAAGGGTTCAGGCATATAGCCACATCGAGCCCGCAGAACGCGAAGCGCAGACGAAAGCTGTTCAAGCGGTCGAAAAAGCCGTCAGGGAAGCAAATAACACACTATGAACGCAACGTTTGAACAGATTATCGCCCGGGCTGAAGGCTTGGGGATTCCGATAACTGAATATGAATTCAAGGAAACGAAGAAGAATCCGGCCCCGGCGCCGCCTTTTATCGTCTATCTGAAGACAGAAAGACAGACAGGCCCGGACGGACAAAACAAGATCAGAGAGATCGACGCTTCCCTTGAATTATACACGGACAGGAAAGCGGATCCGAACCTGGAAGCCAGGATCGAAGAAGAAGTCCTGTTCGACGTTGAGTTTTTGAAGCAAGGCGTCCTGATCCAGTCCGAAAACATGTTCCAAACGGCGTATGATTTCAGCGTCGTTCAAAAGAAAAGGTAAACCATTCAAAGAAGGGAGATCAAACAATGGATAAAGCACCCGAAAGAATCATTCTTGGATCCGGCTATATTCATTTAGCCACATTCGAGAAGGGACAGACTATTCCGAATCCTTGGGAATTCTGTACGGACGAAAACCGTTATTCTTACATCAAGAACGGCGCGTCCCTTGAATATACACAGGAAACATCGGAAGCAAAAGACGACATGGGTCATGTGTCAAAGGTCATTATCACTTCCGAAGAAGCGATCCTGAAGGCCGGACTTATGACCTTGATCGGCGACACGATCGAAAAGTTATGCGATACCGCAAGGGTAACAACTACCCAGGACGGAAAATATCGTATCACAAAGATCGGCGGAATCGGAAACAGAAAGGGCGCGAAATACGTTATCTGTTTCCACCATGTAGACCCACAGGACGGCGATATATGGGTAATGATCGTCGGACAGAATCAGGCAGGATTTACACTTCAGTTCGCACCCGCTGACGCGACAGTTGTTGACGTTGAGTTCAAGGCGCTTCCTAACCTTGACAGCGAAGGAACCCTTGTCAACTACGTTGAAGAGATCGTCGCAGACGGCGCAAGATACACAGTCAGACAGAATTTGACAAATGTATCTTCTGACTTCAGCGGCCAGGCAGTAACAGAAGGCGATCCTATCGAAGCAACCCTGACAGCAGATTCAGGATATACGATCGACACCGTAGCCGTAACAATGGCCGGAACCGATATCACTTCGACAGCCTGGAACGCTTCAACAGGCAAGGTCACGATCGCGTCCGTAACTGGAAACGTCGTTATCACAGCCACAGCGACAGAATAACAGGCAGCAGGAACAACGAAACGATCCGGCGGTCGGGTAATAATTCGCCCGCCGTCGGATTTTTTGAAAATCAGGAAAAGAAAGGAACATACGGATCATGTCAAATTTATCTTTCAATTTTAACAATCTACCAAACAGTTTTTTCAATGTAACCCTGAAGAACGGGAAAGTCCTTCTTGTCAAAATGCCAAAGAAAAAGACAATGTCAAAGATTCAGGCGCTTCAGAACATGGGGGACGACAAAGATATTTCGGTTGAAGCCGTTGTCGATACAATGGCCGGAGCCGTTGCGGAGATCCTGACAAACAATATGTCAGGGGAGAAGGTCACAACAAAAGAGATCGCGGAAGACTACGATCTTGAAGAAATGAAGTTATTTATCAGCGAATTTTATCAGAAATTCGTCGGAAAACTGGACGAAAACCCAAACTGAAAATCCCCTTTTATCCGGGATATACCGAAAAAGAAAAACGGTATTTCAAGACGGACACAGAAGGGGAACATTTAGTTATTAAATACACAGGATTAAACCTGGAACAGATCGGGGAAATGCCTATCGATGAATATTTATATTATCAGCGCGAAGCGTATATCCACTATCTGAACCAAACTGAAGAAGGACGGAAATATCTTGAAGACTGTTATTTCTATGTTCAGACGGAGCCTGACAGAAAGTCGCTTCGGGCAAAGTTCGGAGATAACAGGATAAAAAGGAGTTGAAGGAATGGCGAACAACATTAAAGGAATCACAATCGAAATCGGGGGCGATACAAGTAAACTTGATAAAGCCCTTTCCGGCGTTAATGGGAAAGCGAAAGTCCTTCAAAACGAACTAAAGGCAGTAAACCAGGCCTTGAAGTTGGATCCGAAGAATACCGAACTTCTTGAAAAGAAACAGCAGATTTTAGCGGAATCCATACAGAACACGCAGGAAAAACTAAAGCTGTTAAAGACAGCCCAGGAACAGGCCCGCGAAGCCTTCGAAAAGGGCGAATTGCCGGAAGAAAAGTATCGCGCACTTGAAACAGAGATAATTCAGACTGAAAACGAATTAAAAAGCCTTACCGCCGAAGCCTTAAAGTCAAAAACGACCTGGAAAGACGTCGGAAATTCTATCCAGGAAGCAGGCGGCAAGATCGAAGACGTCGGAAAGAAAATGTCGGCTGTTTCTGCCGGGATTGCAGCAGTCGGCGCCGCTTCAGTAGCCGCAGCGAAGGAACTTGACGAAGGTTATGACACGATTATAACCAAAACAGGAGCCACAGGCGAAGCCCTGGAAGGTATGCAAGATCAAATGGATCGGATCTTCGCAGACATTCCGACGGACGCAGCGGCAGCAGGAACGGCGGTCGGAGAGGTCAACACAAGATTCGGACTTCTTGGCGACGAACTGGGCGATCTTTCAAAGGATTTTATCGAATTCGCAGAGATCAACGGAACCGATCTGAATAACTCGATCGATTCTGTTGATTCGATTATGACAAAATTCGAGGTTGACGCAAGCAAAACAACGTCAGTCCTGGGCCTTATGACAAAGGCAGGACAGGACACAGGCCTTTCAATGGACGATCTATATCGCGCACTTGAAACAAACGGCGCAACCTTGAAAGAAATGGGCCTGGGACTGGAAGAATCCGTTAATCTGTTAGCACAATTCGAAGCGTCCGGCGTTGATACATCAACAGCCCTTGCAGCATTAAAGAAGGCGCAGCAGAACGCAACAGCAGAAGGAAAGACCCTTGACGAAGCCTTAAACGAACAGATTTCAGCAATACAGAACGCCAAAACAGAGACAGAAGCCCTTCAGATTGCGACAGATCTATTCGGCAAGAAGGGCGCCGCAGAAATGACCCAGGCGATCCGGGAAGGCCGTTTCTCGATCGATGATCTTTCGGCGTCCCTGGACGACTACGCAACAACAGTCGAAGACACATATAACGCGACCCTGGATCCGTGGGATCAAATGACGGTCGCAACCAACAATTTGAAATTATCCGGGGCAGAACTGGCCGCGTCACTTCTTCAGACTTTGCAGCCGGTAATTGACGGCCTTGTTTCGAAGGTCAAGACCTTCACAGAATGGTTCAAGAACCTGGACGAATCACAAAAGCAAATGATCGTCAGGATTGGCCTTGTCGTTGCAGCAATAGGCCCGGCGCTTGTTATTATCGGGAAGCTGACGTCCGGCGTCGGTGGAGCGATTACAAAGATCGCAGCCCTGGGCGCAAAACTGGGCGGACTTCCGGGGATCCTTTCGGCGATTGCTTCCCCTGTCGGAATCGTAGTCGCTGCAATAGCGGCCCTGATTGCGATATTCGTCCATTTATACAATACGAACGATGAATTCAAGGCGAAAGTTCAGGAAACCGTCGAGAAGGTCAAAGAAGCCTTTCAGGGAATGATCGAGAAGATACAACCGATCCTTGAACAGATGAAGCAGGCCTTCGACAATCTTCTTGTCGCCCTGGAACCTGCCTTCGAATTCATAATCACATATATCGGCGCTGTCGTAAATGGTGTCATAAATGCAGCAGGCCCGATCCTTTCAGCGATTACAAATGTGATCAATTTCGTGACGAATGTCGTTCAGGCATTTATCGCCCTGTTTCATGGCGATTTAGACGGATTTTTGTCGTATATTATGGCCGCCTTTCAAAATGCGTTCGATTTCGTGTCGAATATCCTTCAAGCCTGGGTCGCTTTCGCGATCGGATTCTTCGAAGGCTTCGGCGTGAATATTCAGCAGGTCTTTTCGAATATATGGATCGGAATTCAGAATATATTCGCGAATGTCGGCGCCTGGTTCCAAAATCTGTTTATGACAGCATATAACGGAATCGTCACCGTCTTTTCACCGATCGGACAATGGTTCGGCGCAAGGTGGCAGGATATACAGATGATCTTTTCTGTTGTGACGTCGTTCTTTTCAACTACGTTCAACAATGCAGTTTCAGCCATAAAGCAGGCGTTCAACGCGATTCCTTCGTTCTTTTCGGGAATATGGCAAAGAATATTGACATTATTCACGGGAGCCGGACAGAAAGTCGCTGAAGCCTTTTCAGGCGCTTTCAAGTCTGCGATCAACAGCGTATTCGGAACGATTGAAAACATCGTGAACGGATTCGTTGATTCTATCAACGGAATCATCGGAATAATCAACGAGATCCCCGGCGTATCGATCGGATCCCTTTCGAGATTATCCCTTCCGCGACTGGCAAAGGGCGGCGTCTTAAAACAGGGAACCGCAATCGTCGCAGAAGCAGGCCCGGAACTTATTACCCAGGTCGGCGGAAAGACTATCGTCACCCCGCTTTCAGGAGTAACGAAGAACACGCCCGCGGCAGCAGGCGCAAGATCCGGCGACTTCTATCAGACAAATTATTATCAGTCGCCGAAAGCCCTTTCGCCTTATGAAGCGGCAAGACAGACGAAGATCGCGACGCAGAATATGATTTTGAGATTACAGAAAGGATAAACAAATGGCGCGTGTTATATATTGCAAAAACGAAAATGACGTCGAAGTGAAGTTCAGCTATGACGAAGACGCGCTGTTCTTCCTGAACAAGATCACCGGGATAACGTCAGTCAAAAAGAAGGTCGCAACTTCTGAAAA